AATCAGGCAGAGACCATGTTTGAACATATCATTACAGTTGAAAGGCCCACTACTGATAATCAACGACGATTGCATGACGGACAATCCGGACAGACGATTCCTTTTATAAACACCAACAGAAGCACAGCATGGGATCTCACACCCTACGATAGAACACTATTGATAGACAGCGATTTTTTTATTTTTTCGAATAGTCTTGGAGAGTATTGGGACGTTGATGCAGATGTTATGTTAGGTAACGCTATCAACGACATCTATAATGACACACGCACAGGATACCTTGACCGCCACGTAAGTGATACCGGGGTTAAAATGTATTGGGCTACAACTGTGATGTTTTCAAAGAATTCAAACTCTAAATTGTTTTTTAATACAGTGAACTATGTCAAAGAAAATTATACACAATTTGCAGATGTGTTTAGATTTGATCCCCGTCAATTTAGAAATGACATTGCCTTTAGTATTGCCAAACATATATTAGATGGATATCAACAAGATGACGCACTATCATTGCCTCCAGTATTATCAGCATTAGACAAAGATATCTTATATAGTGTCGATGATAATTCGTTGACGTTTCTTATAGATTATAAATTAACCAACTCATATTGTGCTGCTTCTATTTCTGGTCTAGATCTACATATAATGAACAAGCAAAGTGTAATCAGGCACAAACAGAAGTTATTGGAGTTGATATGAATTTTGGTTATCTGTTAGTTGTTGCAGAACATGATTCTATTGACTATCTACAGTTGGCCTACGGTCTGGCACTGAGTATAAAAAACACACAACGCAAAGGCTACGATCGAGTAGCAATTGTAATAGATGATAAAACAAAAATAGAAAAACTTACTAGTCCGTGGGTATTTGACCATATCATAGAATGGAGCCAAGAAACATTTTGGGATGGCCGTTCTTGGATGGATCAACTTACTCCTTTCGAACACACTGTGTGCTTAGATGCTGATATGTTGTTTTTAAGAGATCACAGTCATTGGGTTGACTATTTTATCGAAAACAGTGAATTATATGTGGCCAATCAAGTGTACACATATAGAGGCGACACAGTCAGTGACCGCAGTTATAGAAAAGCCTTTGATAAAAACGATCTTCCAAATTTATATTCTATGTGGACTTTTTTTAACAAAGACTCTCAAATAGCCAAAGAATTTTTTGACCTAGGTAGGAGTATAATTAAAAATCCTATAGAATTTTCAAACATGTTTTTGAATCGTCACAAACCAAAAGTCCTAGGCACCGACGAAGCATTTGCATTGTCTGCAGATATATTAGGTATCTCAGACGAAATATCGTATGAATTAGAATTTCCTAGAATAGTACATATGAAACCTATGTTACAGAAGTGGCCGTGGCCTGCAGACACATGGAGTGATCATGTAGGATTTTATCTCAATAAAAAAGGTCAACTAAAAATAGGAAATTACCAACAGTATGATATAGTTCATTATGTGGAAAAAGATAAAATAAACACAGAGATGATAAACAATCTAGAGGAAATAGCATGGAAACAGTAGAAGATTTCGACAAGTGGTTAGCTGAATATAAACCAACACCGGTAAGGTATGTAGCGGTCTATGATCAGTTAACAGGGTTTGTAAAAAGTGTAGGCCCTGATTATGCTTTTCCGGATGAAGAACATATGGCTGAAATAGACAGCGAAACAGCCTTGTCGATTATTGAAGCAGAGATACAAATACATCACTGTCAGGTAGATGTACATTCGGGCAATTTGGAAATAGCTGAAACAAAAACTTTGAATAAGTTAGATGATGTGCTACACCGAATTCCACTAATACAATACACTGATATCGTTAAACCGGATGTGTATCTTACCTACACAGCCAAAAATCAAACATTAAAAATACAGCTATCAACAGAGTTTGGCGGCACTAAGAAATACAAAGATGCAAATAAACAGAGAAAGTTTGTCTGGGACGGTAGCACAGTTATGGATTTTTTAATCACCGAATACAATGATCCCAATTTGATCTACAAGATGTTTTCTGTTAAAATAAATGATCTAGTGGGTAAAACAGTCACAGTTAAAAACGTATCCTATGATAACTTTAGTGTTTACACTAGACGATTGTTTAAAAATTATGTGATTGAATCAAAATGAAAATTGTTGAATTTGATATTGTGTTTCTAAGTTATGACGAACCTAATGCAGATCTGCACTATGCTGATCTCTGTGCCAAGGCGCCTTGGGCCAAACGTGTACACGGAGTCAAAGGCAGCGACCACGCACACAAAGCCGCAGCTAATCTTTCAGAAACGGAATGGTTTATAACTGTAGATGCTGATAACATAGTAGATCCTAATTTCTTTAATTTAGATCTTGACATGACTGATCCTAAGATAGAAGTTTATGGATGGTGCGGCCGAAACAAAATTAACGGACTTATGTACGGTAATGGTGGAATAAAAATCTGGAAGAAAGATTTTGTTCTCAACATGAAGACGCATGAAAATTCAGAAAGTGATCGAGGTCAGGTAGATTTCTGTTGGGAAGATGGATATCGTAATTTTCCAAGAGTCTACAGTGAAAGCATTATCACAGGTAGCCCATTCCAAGCATGGCGAGCAGGATTTCGTGAAGGTGTTAAGATGACACTGCTTGACGGTGTGCGTGTGCCACCACAGGAGATTAAAGAACGTATTTGGTGGCATAATATCCATCGGTTACGTATGTGGAGTACTGTAGGTGCTCACGAAGAAAATGGGAGGTACGCTATTCTCGGAGCTCGCATGGGAACCTGGATGACTAACTGCACGAACTGGAATTACGTCGATGTCCGTGATTTTGAGATTCTTCGAACTATATACGAGAACAATGTTGATCATACATGTGTAGAACAAGATGCACAGATGTTAGGTATAAAAATTAAACAACAACTTGGGCTGGATTGGCCTTGGCTAGATGCACAACAAAGCAGATACACCTTAGATTTATACAACGAAACAATAAATCTAGGGCTAACCTACTTCAAACAATAATGTACGATATTATTTTTATCAGCTACAACGAACCGAATGCAGATGTTAATTTCGAAAACTTAAAATTTCGATTTCCGTATGCTCAACGTGTTAACGGAATAAAAGGAATACATCAAGCACACATCGCGGCAGCAAAAAAAGCATTTACAAAAATGTTTTGGGTAGTTGATGCAGATGCTGAGATTTTAGATACGTTTAATTTTGATTATGTTGTTAGTGAATATGATTTAGAAAATGTTCATGTTTGGCGCAGTCGAAATCCTGTAAATGATTTAGAATACGGATATGGTGGTGTAAAATTATTGCCTAAACGACTTACACAAAATATGGATATATCTAAACCTGATATGACTACAAGTATCAGTTCGTTATTTAAAGCAATGCCAGAAGTCAGTAACATCACGGCATTTAACACAGATCCGTTTAATACGTGGAAGTCGGCATTTAGAGAATGTTGTAAGTTAGCCAGTAAGACGATTGAACGTCAGAATGACGAAGAAACTAATCATAGACTTGAAGTATGGTGTACAACTGGCACAGACAAAAATGCAATTGCTGGGGCTCTCGCTGGGCGTGCCTACGGCACAGAAAACAAAGACAATCCAGATTCGTTGAAAAAAATCAATGACTTTGATTGGCTCAAGGAACAGTTCGATGGACGATAAAGCTCGTATACAAAAATTCATTCCTATCATGAATGAAATTTCACCTACGTTCTGCATGGCCAAATGGCACCATACGACTATCTATTTGCAAACAGGCGAAACGCATAGTTGTTATCATCCTGCCCCTCACGCAATTCCGTTAGACGAAGTTATAATTGATCCTAGCGCATTGCACAATACCAATCAAAAGAAACATGAACGTTTAGAAATGCTTAATGGCGGAAAGCCCAGCGGTTGTAATTATTGTTGGAACATTGAATCTCTAGGTGAGGATTATGTTTCAGATCGTAAAGAACGTAATTCAACAATTTATACACCAGAAAGATTCTTGCAGATTCGAGACGGCGATTGGGATCAAAACATAAATCCACAGTATATCGAAGTTAGTTTTGGTAACGAATGTAATTTTAAGTGCGGATACTGTCATCCCAAACACAGCAGCGCATACTATAAAGAAATCAAAGATCACGGTCCCTACACCATGGTTAAGAATCATCGTAACGATATTGACTGGTTTCAAATTTATGAAGAAGAAACCAATCCCTATGTGGAAGCGTGGTGGCGATGGTGGCCTGAGGCTAGAAAGACACTGACTATTTTACGCATCACTGGCGGAGAACCTTTGTTACAATCTAGCACATGGAAATTACTAGATGATTTATTAATTAATCCGTTGCCCAATCTTGAACTAAACATCAATACAAATTTTGGAGTCAAACCGATACTAATTGATAGGCTAGTAGAAAAAGTCAATAATTTAATTGCCAACGGATGCATCAAAGATTTTAAAATTTTCACAAGCATGGACACCTGGGGAGCTCCTGCAGAATATATTCGCACAGGATTGGATTTAACTGTGTGGGAACGTAACTTAGATACATATCTAACTAATACCAAGTTACCTATCACATTTATGTGTACCTTTAATATTTTAACAGTAACTAACTTCCAAAGTCTGTTAGAAAAGATTCTAGAATGGCGTATCAAGTACAACGGATTTGAACAAAATAAATGGCAACGTGTACGTTTTGATACGCCATATTTGAAAGAACCCTTGCAGTATGATATGAATATACTGCCTAAAAGCGAGTTTATGCCTTACATGAAAAGTCATCTAGACTTCATTCTATCCAATCTAGACGATAAAAACCGCAGTAAATTCAACGACTTAGAGTATGCTAAATTTGAAAGAGTTGTGAAATACATGGAATCAGCTATCTATACCCCAGAAAAGCTATTAGAGGGACGTAGAGACTTCTTTAATTGGTTTACCGAATATGACCGCAGAAGAGGAA